GCTGAAAAGACCCATGAACTGACCGAGATTCTTTCTGACCGTTTCTGACTGGGACTGCGGATCGGTATTCTCTTTTTCAACGACCTGCCCGCCTGCGGCTGCAAGGAGTGAATTGAGAAGTTCCTTTGCGACGAGACCCTGATCCCGGGTAAGCGACGGAGAAGTCTTGCGTCGAACAGGCTGCGCCTCTTCGAGTGCTTTCGTCACACCGAGACCTTCCAGAATGTCATTCAATGGATTTTTGATTGCGGCGATAGCCTTGTGAACATCGCGCAGCGAACGGCTAACGGCGATAAGCGCCATGTCGCGTTCGTCTGCCATTTGCTCTCCGCGGTACGGGGTGGAGGCCGACCGGCGCACCTGTCGCTTTCTTGCAGCCAGGCTGACAATCGCTTTCGCGATCTCGTCGATGTTCTCTTCGTCGTACTCGGGAATGTCCTCGGTTCGCTCTTCGGCGGTCCCGCTTGCGGTGGACGAATCCGGATCGCCTTCGATGAGTGCCCGTTCAATCCTGCTGATCTGGCTCTTGAGCGCTCGAAGCGCTTTCATCGGATTCTGCGGATCGCCCGGCTCGACTGGCTCTTCATCCTCTCCGTCGGCTCGTCCCGGAGGCGCTATCTGCCCGGCGAGCATGTCGTCCTCGTCAGGCTCGAGCGGCGTTCCTTCTTCGGTCTGGTCCGCTCGTTCCAGCTCTTCGTCGCGCGGGTCCTGATAGTCGTCCGGTTCTCCACGCATGACTGAACCCTGTGCTGAATTGCTGAGTTCCGACGGCTGGCCGGCGAGAGCACGCGCCTCTCGTCCCATCGCGTCTATCTGCTCAAGCAGCTGAGTGAGCTCCGAAGACGCCTCGTCCTTCGTAACTCGTCTACTGGGGGTCCCCGAACGGCGAATCGTGTTGCTTTTTGGCATCGTGTGCCTCCTCTTTTCTACGTGCGGCGTAACGTTTCAGTTCGTCGCTGACCATCGCCACCTTTTCGCGCAGTGCCTGCAATGCGTCGGTGTTTCCGATCGTGTATATCTGGGAGGGATCGAGTGCCTCGAGTTCGTCTCCATCGTCCCGGAAAACTCCGGGGTTCTGTAGGCATAACTCTATCATCCGAGTCTTGAAATCGTCAAGAGCTTCGTTTATCCTCTGCTGCTTCGTATCATCAGGAACGTTCATCGCTTTCTTTAGCGATCGATCGAGATTATCTTGAAGCTCGTAATACGATGAGTAGAATCTGTCTCCGTCCTCTGCTTCTCTCTGAACCTGAAAATCCAGTGCTTTTGAGACCGCATAGGCGATGCTCGTTCTGTATGCTGGCTTTCGGACGAGCACGACTCCGGCCAAATCGACAGCGTTCATCGATCGGCGCCCGTACGCGTCCATTCTGGCTATTCCTCCGTCGGGAATGTCGCCTTCGATCGAGAATCCGTATTGCTTCGGTGTAGTGTATGGCGGTAGCCCGTTCACCTGGCGCCATGCTTTATCCGCTTTTTCGAGGGTCCCTTCCCCGAGCCCGTCGAGACTGTCGTAAAGCCGATACTCTGTCCACCAGTCTCCTTTCTTGTCGATATAGCTGTTTGTCAATATTCCGACATCATCGACGAACGACACATCATGCTTTCCGACGAACAGAAGCACGTCGCCTCGCTGCGCTTGCTCTTGGAACCCTCGAATGCATTCAAGGGTCATGTTTTCGCCGTGGCCGTCTTTGTCCGGGCCCGAGCTGGTTCCGTACAAATATCTACGCTTGATTCCACCTTCATCTTTCTCGACGGCATACATTCCGTTCCCGGCCGGCGAAAAGTCGAACCAGACCTTCGAACGAGTCTCATAATGCGCGTCTCCGAAATGCTTCGCCATCGTTTGCGTATCGCTCATTCAAGATTCTCCTGTTTCTTCTTTTTCGCCACGACAACGTAGTCAACATTGCAGTGGCATCCGATCACCTCATCTGCAGGGCCATTCGGATCGTGAGGGAATTGCATTTGCACGTATTGACCTGTTCTCTTCCACCGTGGCCGTCCTCGGTTCGGACCGCTTTTGATTGTTCCAATCCTTTGGTATACGGGAATACTGAACGCCTCGTTCATCGCAACAGACTTCCCGTCTACTGACCGGTGCCCGGGACGCGGTTCTTTTGAAAGCTCCGGATGCTGTCTCCATGTTTTCTTCACGAACAGCTTGCCCTTGTTCACTTGGAGCAACCGCTCCGTGTACCGATGTTTGATCAGACTGATAGCACTGTTGACCTCGGTAACGGCGATCGTGTGAATGTTGGACGGATACGGAGTATTCGGCTTTCGGTGAACGTAATCGCTGAATGTTGAAGAGATCACCTTCTCGAAATCATCTACCAGCTCCGGTTTTATCCGTCCGCGGCGCTCACCCTGCCGATACTGCATCGACTCTTTTCCCTTATCCAGATATTCAGTAACGGCTTTCCGTAGGTTGGAAGTAAGCCGGTCTCTCAGAGCATCCATCATGAGTTCGCCGCGCGTCGCAGCTTTCCGCAAGAAAACGCTTCGCTTCGGCAGTACGTCGGTAACGTTCGGCACTTCGATATTCGACCCCGTTCTCTTCGCGGCTTTCTTTCCTTCGACGAGCAACCTGTTTTTATGCAGTTCTGCGACTCGCCTGCTGATCATGATATCTTGCTCCATGATGATCTTACTCACCAGAGCGTTGTACTTCGAGCCGGTCCATCCATATTTCTTCTTGAGCCTATCGAGATGGATTTTTGCCACTTCGATCCTCGGTCCACTGGTTCACGTCGTACCCGAACCCTTTCCATTCGGCGAGCGCGAGCACTTCTCCACATCTGGGGCACCACGCAAGATTCTTCACTGACTGAGCCTTGATACCGGTTCCACATCGACAATACGCCGTGTAATCCGAAGGCCACATAGGAGTCATATCTTCCCCGCTCGCCGGCCAATTACGGCGCACAACGCACGCGCGCGCTCTTCGGTAGGTATTCCTTTTCCGCCTGCTGAAACGTCCGCCATAGCCCATGCCACGCATCCGTCGAACCCCTTTTTGAATGTCCCATCAGTGTTCTTCCATCGGTCTCCGGCTTTCGCCACAGTGGATACCGCCGAAACGAAATCCGCCTGCAGTTCCCGAACGTTGACCTTCGTGACACCGTCTGATTTTCTGAGCACGATGCTTTCCGGTCCGTTCTCCGACTGATTCATGAGTCCCGCGCTCTTCAGTCTTTCGTAATAGTCCGGGCGTTCCTTCAGATGGTCAAGAGCGATTTTCATCGCCACGCGCCAGTCGTTCGTATGCTCCATCTCTTCCAGAGTCCCCGCGTAGAGTTCTCCGGCGTTCACGTTCAAGTCGTCTGCCGCGATAGCCGCTTTCATCGCAACCGATATCTTCCGGCGCTTTTGCATGTAGTCTTTCACTCCCGAATCTCCTGTCGCCTCGTTCTGCTCTTCGTCGCTTCCGATAACCGCCGCGATATCCTCTTCATCCGACAGCGCGTCTTTCTCGAGCAGACTTTTCAGCGCTTTCTTGACAGTTTCGATGGCTCGTTTTTCGCTGTTCGAAATAGAGTCCTCAGCTTTATCAACCGAATAGTCGGCAGGCTCTTCTCCCACGACCTGAGCGACGTTCCTGTACGGCACGTGCGTCAGCTCCGCGTCTATCAAAGTGAACTTGTCAATCATACAACCCCCATCGGTGTGACGACGAAATGGAGCATACACTTCCCGCCTTTCGCTACTACTTTCGCCTCTTCTATCCGAAACGATGTGCCGCGCGGCATTAGGAACTCTTCCTCGATAACATGCTGAGACGGATATCCGGGCAAATTGTTCATATGGAATCCTTTTGTTTTGCCCTTGATATTCATCTGAGTTGGGCCGCCGAAATGGTTTATTTCCCCGGGATCGATATGCCATGCATTCGGGTTCGAACTGGTCGATCCATATCCTTGATCGAAAAACGTCGTTCCGACCGCGTACTTCTGAAGCATATCATTTATCGTCATTCCGTTTTTCATCGGCTTATTGATCGAAGCCGCATCCGGTATACTGAATGGAGGCCATCCGAGCCCTTGAAATATTTTTTTCGTCAGCGCGTTATCAACTTTTCTGATCACGTCGACATCTCTTTCAAAAGTTGCATCCATGTATTCGTCGAGAGCATCTATCTTGTCATCGAGGTCTTTCACCGTCCCATACTTGTAATTTCTCAGGTGCGCGTTCATCGACAAGTATCCGGAGTTCTGATAGGACATGATGGCGTCTTTGTGCTTCTGGGTCGGCTTCGGATACTTATCTGGGTCGACTTGCTTATTTGCTTGCGCCCATGCATGGTTCACCTGTGCCGCAGTCGAAGCCGAAGAAGATGAAGCTGATTTTTTGCTTTCCGCCCAGTTCTTCATATAGTCCATTCTGACTTCGAGAGTTGCTTTGAGCGTCATGGCGTTCGGAGCATTCGCGGCAGCGTCCAGTATTTTCTGTTTGTTCTTCAGCAAAGATTCAATCTGGTCGGCGACTTCTGAATCGCTGAGCCCGTGAAAAACCGTTTTACCCGCGAGGTTCATAGGGTCTCTCATCGACTCGAGCTCTGATACCTTCCCTCCAAACGCGGAACCCTTTTCCGAACCTTGAGCTCTATACCGAAGCGCTCCTCCGTTGTCGATTCTGTAGGTCTTTCCGTCTTTGACCATGATGTTGTCAAAATCGGCACCAGTTACGTCCCAGTTCGCGAGTAGGGCATCCATGGCGAAACTCGAGCGCAGAGACTTCATCATTTCCCCTTTCTCTTTCGGACCGAGCTTGTTCGCTTCGATAGCCCCTTCGAGATAAGCGGAAACCTGAACTTTCTTTTTGAGGGCCGGGTCTTTAACCACCTTCGTGTCAGGGACGAGGACTCCCGCCGCCCTATACATATCGTTCGCGGTCGCTTCTTCCTGAATGTGATCTTCCGACCCGCCTGGCTTCACGACGAGCTTTTGACCGTTCGGCATTTCGACGAGGAAAGCTCCGGTGCTTCCTCCAAGGTCTTGAAGTTTCTTGTATCCGGAGATATCGTCCGGAACTTCGCTTTCTGTCGGCTGAACTGCGGCCGGCCCAGGCTTCGATTGCGCTTTCGCTCCTTTCAGCTCGCTCTTCGTTAGCCCGTATTGAGACGCCATTTTTTTGAGCTGTGTCGGAGACAACTTGTTCAGCTGATCCGCAATTTCCGCTACGTCTGCTCCGTTGTTCTGAGCCATTTTCTCGGCGAGAGCTTGCTTGAACTGATCCGGATTCTGTTGCAGATAATACCCGAGCATCGGCATCGTTATCTGTTTTTCGTTGTTCGGAGCGGCCGGCGGTTCTGGATTTTGAGGTTCCGGTTCCTGAGTTGCGGTTCCGTCGATATCAGCTTGAGTTATTCCCATCATCATCGCTTTCCCGGATATAGCATCTGGGGAATAGTGGTAAGTCAGGTATTTCACCCATTCTTCAGGATTCAATTCGGGAAATTGTTTCGATAGCTTATTCGAGACGAACTTCAAAACAGGCTCAGGATTTTTTTGGTATTGAGCTTCGATTTCACTCATGGCCATCGGAGACTTGTTTTGAGCGACTGGACCGAAATCCTCTTCCGACAGCTTTTCACTCGTCCCCATTTTCAGGAGATCTTCCTTCGGATGTGAACCGCTGAGAAGCTGCATATACATATTGCCGGCCGTCACGTTCGGATTGTTCTTGCTCATTTTCAGCGCGAGAGCTTTTATGAACTTGTCTTTGTTTTCGTCAAACAGATTGTCCAGTTCATCGTTGCTTAGCGGCTCGTTCGACGGCTTCTTCGGTTCAGCTTCCGCCGGCTCCGCACTCGGCTCCGGCGCCGCGCTCCCCGCGGCAGGTTGCCCCGGCAGCTTCGCGACGATGTCTTTCGCTTTCTTGTCGTACGGATTAGCGTCGCCGTTTTTCCAGCCGGATGGCGTTTTCCCAAGCTTACTCCACGCTTTGGTCCAGTGCTGTCCCGGAGTCATGTCGACTTTCACCCAGAGAGCTCCGCTGTAGTCTCGAACTGTACCGATCGGCAGAGACGCTTTTTTCTGTACGACCGTTGTCGACTCACCGGAGTATAGCGAAACGAGAGCTTTCCTGATTCTCTCTTCAGCCTGGGATCGTGTTATCATCGTGAAAAATCTCCTCGATACTACCGATCAGCTCTATGGGAGTCGCGCCATCTTTGACCATCGACATCATTTTCATCATGACATCCTCGAACAGCTGCCGAAACATCGCTTCGAGGTCTATTTCCATCGGCCGAAGCATTTCTTCAACGTCGGCGAGAGTCGGGCCTTTCTCTTTGAACTCGTAATCTGAAATCATATTCGCCACCCTCGAGCGCATCCTTCGAGTCGCTTATCGGCGGACAATCGATCTGCCTCGCTGCGCCATTTTGACGTTCATCGGATTTCCTTCCGACCCATCAGGGGGCTCTTGCTTCTCGCCGCCGCCCGGCGGTCGATCGTATTGCTCTTCTGGGAACGGATCGTCGCCTCGGTCGGTTCTGATCTCATTCACCGAATACGAACCGGATTGCAGTTTCTTCGACTCGATATCGATCTGCTCTGCTTCGTTCATTCCCTTGTCGCATTCGAGATTGTATCCGCTCTCGAACCGTTCCGGAATGATGTCGGTGTTGAACCGATCTTCTATGAGCATCGCGAGCGGCATCCATCCGTTCGCTCGGTCAACTTCCGTTTGAGTCTCCGACGTTTCTCTTCCGGACGTATCTCCCGATCCGGTCAGCCCGACTTCAACGTTCGTCGCATTGAAGCACATCGCGATCGATCGGATGATCTTGTCCTCTCGTTCGGACTGCGCTTGAAATGTTGACTCCCGCGAAAGGTCGACGACCTGCGGCTGTCCTTGTCCCCCGTAGCCGGAAAGAATACGTATCGCGTTTCTCCGCGGTTCATTGACAAGCACTTCGAGTCGCGACTGTTCATCTTGAGTGAGCGGCATCGTCAGGTCTTTCGACGTATCATCGTCACCGAACGGAAAGGGGTCGTTGAACACGACGAGCTTTTCAGGAGCGCTGGTTCCGTCCGCTTTCATAGCAGCTTGCTCTTCGAACAGCAATACCTCTGCAATTCTGTTGACCAGCGCTTCTAGCGGCACCGCTCCATAGGACAGACCTGAGTTCGGAGCGTACGCGAGATAACTGACTTCATCGTGGAAATACACTTTCGGAGGAACGCCATTCAATATCTGAGCGTACGCTGTGACTCCTCCGACGAACATCGACCGGAACGGGAGCACAGTGCCGCCGGGCAAGACATACACTTCGTCTATTTGTTCGGTGCTCGGGTCTCTCGCCTTATACCATGACGAAGCTCCGTGAATGAGCGCATCGGAAACAGTTTTCTTCACGAACTCGTCGAAACTGTCTTGGTGGTTCGGCTTGTGAATCCAGTCCTCGATTTCAGTGGAACGATCTTCATACTTCATTCTCAGCTTGTGTTTCCACCGAAGCATCGCCGGCATAAAGTTGGACATATCCGGCTTCAAGTCCTGCAGCCATCTTCGGCAAAACATCACGCACCTTGATCGAACTGTCAAATCGAGAACGCTTTGCGGATTGTCGTACTCGTCATACAGCTGAGCTGCCATCTGGATGAAAGCGGCGATTCTATCCTCGTCTTTCGAATCTCGGGTGACTTTCCAGTCTCGGCCGGCGATACGACTCATTCGGCCGTTCACGAGTCCATGAACCGTGAAGTTTTTGCGATATATCTGTGTGCGCTCATCGATGGAAAGTGTGAAAAGGTTTTGCTGAATCGTTCCCGGGATGATTCGACCGTCTTTCGCTTCACCGGAAACGGACAACAGGTCGGAAAGAGTATAGACGTTCACACCGCGCCGGCCGCGCCGAGCGTTGTTCAGTACCGACGTTCCCGTTAGCTCTTCAGCGGTGACATACACCGTTCCTTGTGATATATCACTCATTCGCTTATCCTACTGCCCATTATGATCCCGTGCAAGGGTCGAATTGCCTATCGACTCACTAATCGCGAGCGACATCAGCTCTTTGCTCGGATAGTGTTTCCTCGCTGATACGACCATCATCACCATTCCTTCAGGAACACCCGGAGACTCTACGACGGTCCATCTTCGCGTTCCCAAACATTTCAACAGGTCTATCGAAATATTGATCCCTTGAATCTCAATGGTGTTCGACAGCGGAGAAACTTTCAGTCCGGCAAGCTTGCTTCCGACAACATTCAGCATGAACATTCTCGGAGACATCAGATACCAGAAAGCGACGTACCACTTTGGATAAGCGCCGCCATGGTCCACGTTGAAAACGTCCTTCACTTTCGCGAGAATCTTGTTTCTCAAAGTCATCGTTCAATCCTTTACCTTTTGCCCCGCAGTCTCGTCGCGGTGAGCATATACCCCATCGCGTGGAAATAGTGATCCGCGCCGTCACCCTTCCAGACGTATCCCCCTTCGTCTCCATTCTGGTCTTTATCGTACACTCGAGTGAGCTCTGTCATTTGCGCAGAGAACCCTTCGATTCCCATGGCATCATACGGAAGTAGCAAACGATCGTGAGTCGCGTATTCAACGACCTTATCGAGAGCAGACGTTCTGTCTACCGAAACGATCTTTGATCCGATGTCGATCACGTCCTTCTTTCCTCTCACGTATCGACACATCCACGCATTTCTCGCACGGTGCGCTATCTTTCTCGCCAGCCGCGTCTCAGGACGTTCGTCGATCACCAGAGAAACCCACTGATATTTCCGAAGCACTTCATTCAGGTCATCGAGTTCGATTCGGCATTCGACCGTTCCGATCCATACCGTTCGTATTCTCCCGTCTGGCAGCGCTTCACCGATCACAACATGCAGAACAGCTCCGACGTCTATTCCCACGAAACACGAGCCCTCCGTTTTTACCATGTTCGGGTAGTCGCTGGTGATCTTCTCCAAATCTTCCGGGAGCATTTTTGAGCCAGGCGCCGCGTAGCTTTCGCCTTGATCCGCGTTCCAGAACCGCTGCGCCGCTTCCGGGTCAGATAGGCCATCTTCGAATCGCGTGATCATTTCTTGAATGGTCATCCTCGAGCTGAAGAGCTTCGATGTGTGGTAGCCGCTTATCCATCCGCGAGCCGTCGGAACCCACAAACCCTCCGCGAATCGATCGACCGGCCGGCCGCACTTCTGACAGATTATTCTCGCATCCGGCCCCGAGGGGCCCTCCCACTCTCTGTCGATAACCTCGTATTCACCTTGACCGATTTGACGCACCACGTTCCCTATCCATACCGGATGAAACACGTGACCGCAGTCACATTTCAAGTGCCATCGCTTTTGATCACTCTTCGCGTAGAGCTTCGAGATTCCGTAGTTTGGGATGGTAGGGTTTCCGATATCCAGTTTCAGGCGGTGCGGTGAGTTCGAAAGACGCTCTTCGGACATAAGGATGTTTGCTTGATCGCAGTTGTCGAACTCGTCGGTTATTCTCGCATCCGCGGGAAACTCACCGAACGCCGCAGGGCTCTTCGATCCGACGAACGCAATAGCCGCGTGGATATACTGCTTAAGGCTCATGCTCGACGATCGGTCTTTCGCCGTTACGACCGACTCCGCACGATAGGAGT